AGTGTTACCTGGAACAGAACTTCTGGAAGAAGGTTGAGTTACGCGTTTGGGCAAACTACTGATTTGCTGTTTCTTCTGGGCTGCAGTCATATTACGTTGTGCTGTTGCGTTAGACGAAGATGGTGTTGGCGCTCCAACTGAAGAAATCGCCCGACCTACTCCTGATACAATGTTCCCGAGTTTCGGTGCGACCGATGTTACCATATCCAGGATCCCTGAAAACCACTCCCCCAACGGATTCTCGTTCTGCGGCACGCCTACTGGCATAGCTGAAAGACACCTAGAATAGATCTCTAAGGCGACTCCATCAAAAGCCGGTGGCACTTGGGCCATCGCAAGAATGTCGGGTTCCGAAGTAGCTGGAATCCTTTCAAAATAATAACGGACAGTGACTTGAAGTGTCGAGTTTGGGTTCAAACCAGACAAAATCGCGCCACAGTTTTCAAAGGGCAATGCATGACACCCCGTACCGGTAGCAAAATCGCTGTCGGTGATAGGGGGTACGATGCTCGACCAAATTGTGGAATTGGTGGAAGTTGTAGAATTCGTGTGGGCAGTACCATAATCTAAAGATTTGCGGACTTGGACGTCACGCGGTATGATGCTGCAGAAAGGGTTCTCTGTGTCTGTTTGGGCTATCACCACATACGCTCCATCCTCCGCGGACCAAGTCCGTGAGTCTGTGTAAGTCGCCGCTTCCGACTGTGTGGTCGGTGGGCAAGACACTGATTCGACTGGTGTGTCAAAAAACAGGATCGTGGGTGGTGCGGTCCCAATTAGACGAGGAACCTTTAGAAATGAATCTTCAACAGCGCTCGGAGCTCGATAAACAGTCAACGACCCCCCCTTATACAGGGAAGCCGTAGTGTTCACAATCTCCATTCCCGCAGCCACTAATCTAGAGTGGCCGCTAATGAACTTGGGCGGTATTGCCAATATATTGGAGTTAGTCAGACCTACTCCAGCCGCTGCAGTAAACCAATCCTGACCAACAACTCCAGAGACTATGGCATTAAAACCAGCATACAGGGGAACCTGCGTGCCAGTTAAACCTATGCCTCCTTGGGTGGAGCTTTGATATGACGGCAGAGGTGCCGACACATTAACGGGGGATTGGATCACACTTGGGGTGACCGGAATAAAAGGGACATGAAAATCCCAGGGCGCCGTCTGACCTGATGGTGCCTGAAATGAAGCGGTTGTGGTATAAGTTTGGACAACGCTATTGACCGTCGACAAGTCCGGATAACCCGGGCATCGAACTCTGTCATCATGGAAGGGATCGGTGGCACATATCAGCCACTCCATCCCCTCTTGCGTCATCGCTCTCGAACCTACCAACCGGTCCAAAATTTGCTTCGCCTTACGCGGCACTCTAGAACCTAATTCTGTTGATGCTGCCATTGTGAAACGTGTGTTAGTTTTAAAGAAAAACCAAGTAAAACCTGATTGCCTGGATGACAGCTTAACCCACTGTCGACCATGAGACCCCTTTAACTGGGGCGTGAACTTCCCTAGCAACATAGTTGCTGTCCCCCCCTACCACCACTCAATGGGGGGGCCATGGCAAAGATTAGCCATAATCACGACGGGCTATTACTGCCCATCCGACATGTGTGAGGAGACCCGGAAATGGTGCCGAACAGATCTCGGTTTCCATTTCCAGAATATCGTCTTCGCTCAAACCATATCGCTGTGTGAAATAATCAATTGCATGTTGTCTGTCCGGTGGATCGCACGTCTCACGACGGGTGCGAAACGCCAGACCAGTCAACAACCGGGTTTGCTGTAAATCCACAACTTTCCCAGATAATTCCACATAACGTTTGAGAAACGTACCAAACAAAGGATAATTAAACGAAATAGTCCCGTAACTCGCCGCCATCGATGTTGCTGCCGCCCTCCAGGCTTGGTCTGACGACAGCTCTGGGAAAATCGTCTCCGGATTGGTGAGGATCTTCCCTATTTTTATGACTTGCGAAGGCAACGGCAACCATTGCAACCCTTCGGTTGTCAACGGTAGCCACCACCCCTTAAGAAACGTTCCTTGGATGATATCTCGATGAATCTGGAGTTTTGATACAAACCCCAAATCCAGCTGACGCTCAACCAAATTTGTTACTCCGTTTTCCGCGTGCAGCGCAAAGAGCACACTCATCATGTTAGTAAGTGTATTTCCAACTGTAGTGTCAGAACTGCCCGTCGCACGTTGCGCTTCCATTTCCATCCTCTGCTTGATCTGATACTTATCAGATTGATATCTCGGTTTTGCTAACTGCGTCTCAAAGAGCAGTTTCGCTTGCCGATACTCCATTCCTAAAAATACCAATATTCGCAACTCGGCCCCCAAGGCATGAACGCCCTGGGTACGGTCGAATTTCGAAAAATCGTTCTCAAAGGCAACGACACAATCCTTTTCATGCACCAAGGCGAAAAAATCGTCGCCCGCAAAAATGCAGGCAATTCTCTTCTCACCATAAGATACCCAATCCAACGACTGGCGATGCCATTTGTCCAAAGCATCACCAGTTTTTCCCGAGCCAATGGCAAATGTAACTAGCCAATCTCGTAGGGGAAATGCCCACTTTCCGTCAAAGATATTTTTTAAATTAGAGATCACCGCGTCAATAGCTTTGTAAGTGAAGGCTTGCATCGTCGGATCTAAGGACTTAACCGTTCGACCCTTCAACGCTCCCTCACGTCCAAATAACACTTCATCTCCTTTCAAGAAAATTCCCGACCGGACGTAGATATCTCCGTCATTTCGTTGTATCAAAGCATCCCGTGCTCTCTGTTTCTTCGCCGCTCCATTGAACTTTCGCGCCCATTCTGCCGACACAAGAGGTATCGGTGAATCATACGAAGCGGTTTCTAAAACTCGGATCATGAGTAGACTTGCTTTCTTCCATCGTCTTCCGATTGGACAGTCAGTCTTGCCGTATGGTTTAAACAGACACTTTTTCCATTCGCCTGTCTGATGTGGCAGTGGGGGAACAGCTACTTGTTCGCACACAAATGTCATCGGCACTTCGTCACAATTTCGCTGCTTGTAAGCATGCCAAAACTGCAAGGGTCCGTGCGGACGAAAGAAACAAGCCGTAGTCGAAAGTAACACATACATCCCTTCCTTAGGTTCCTCCTCTAACACAGCATGCTGTGCTATAGGACAATCCTCATAATATGGGGCATTTTGCGTTGCAGGTAAAAACACATCTCGACGTTGTACTTGTAAATTGTCTTGAATGTATTCTTCCTGATGACTAACTTGATCTTTGTGGTCTTGTTTAAAACCATCAATTGTGCGCTTCGGTGGCACTCCAGAATTAAGTCCCAGAGACGCCACTAAAGCGATTGACGAGCCAATGGTTCCGTCGCGATTCTCAGTTTTGATATTCACGGCGAGATTCCACAAGGCATGCCAAGTTGCGTTGTAAGGAAGCTTGTTGATGAAATAATGCAATAAGATCTTAATCATAAAGAACGATATCACCATCTGCTTCTTCGCAGTAACCGCACAGGGGGCATTGGGGGCTGGTATCAAGTACGGGACAACAGCGGCCGTTTCGACCATTGCAATGAAAAGCACCGCAGG